GGCGCAGCGGTGGGGCGCTACGCCTGAGCGGCAGCCTGGGGGGTTCGCTGCCACTGGACAGACCCGGCCGGGTGGGCGGCCGGGTGGCCGCCCGGCCGGGCGGCCGGGTCAGTGGACTGAGGGTGGGGGCTGTGCAGGCGCACCGTAGCGCCCTGGCCCACCTGCACCGGCTGGCCCGCCTGCGGCAGCGGAGCCCCGCCCAGCGTCTGCACGCCCGGCGCCTGGGCGTACGGCTGCGGCGCGGACTGCTCCGGCGCCGCCTGGTCGCTCGGGTACAGCGGCGCATCACGCCACCACGTCTGGTCGTACAGGCGCTCCTGCTGCGGGCTGTCCACCGCCATCAGGCTCAGCGTCGTGCCGTCGGTGCTGGCCTCCGTCAGCACCCCGTGGAACACCGCCCGCTCCCCGTTGACCGGCGACACCCGCGTCACGATCAGCGTGTCCAGCAGAGGCACGGCCTCCTCCAGCACCCGGTACCCCGCCTCCTCGTCGCTGTCCCTGGGCTCCGCCCGCTCCCAGAACAGCCGCGCGAACCGGACTTTGCCGTCGTGGACGCCCAGGTGCTGCCCCTGGTGCCCCACCGTGACCGGGTGCGTGGTGTTGTCGAGTCTGCGCAGGTATGCCTTCAACATGCCGTTTCCACCGCTCCTGGGCTTCGCTTGCAGGATCGTGGCAGCGTACGCCGCCCAGCCCCCAACCCTCACATGCCGTGACCGTACCGTTACCCGTTGTTCGTGTAGAGGAGCGACCGGAACCCCCCAGCGAACGGGTTCGCCGTGTCCCCCGCCACCCCCTCCTCCTTCTCCACCCACACGTACCCGCCCCGGTACTGCGAGTCCGCCGCCGTCACCGTGTACGCCGTCCCGTTCGACACCCGCCGGGTGAACGTGATCTGCGTCGGCGTCACCCGCAGGGTGTACGAGTTCCACACGTCGTTGGCGATGGCCGGGCTGGCGAGCGTCGCCAGGTACGAGAACGTGGACCCGCTCCACTTCGCAATGCCGATCTCACCGTTCTGCCGCTGGTAGGCCCGGTACATCGCCTTGTTGCCGTCCGGCCAGCCCTCCGGGTTGAGCGTGGCGTTGCCCTGCGGCCACTCCAGCGTGTCCCGGTCCGTCGCCGCCCCGAACAGCAGCCCCAGCTTGGCCCGCGTGGTGGAGATCGTCGCCAGCGACGTCCACTTCATGTCCCACGTCAGCGTGTAGTTGCTCGGGTTCACCAGCGGGCACAGCCACCCGCACAGCACCGTCGGCCGCCCCAGCGTGCTCCCGAAGCTCGCCGGGATGAACAGCCCCGGCTCGTCCTGGTCCGGCCTGCCGCGCACGTTGCCCGCGCCGGAGCTGACCGCCTGATTGTCCGTCCGGTAGGTGAGCTGCCCCGTGGCCACCTTCCGCTCCGCCCACGGGTCCACCTCCGTGCGGTAGTCGTACGGCCAGGCGCTGGTGTTCGGCCCCCGGTAGTACACCGGGTCACCGCACAGCGCCCCCCGCACCCCCAGCGTCGCCGCCCGCGCCCGCTCCGTGTGCCGCGAGTTCGACCACATCAGCACCTGGATACCGGCGTTCTTGTACGTGGTGAACACGCTGTCCGCGTACTTCGACGGCAGCACCACCCACGTGACCCCCGCCGCCTGGAGATCCGCCACCGGATACGGCAGCGTCGCCAGGTTGTACGGGCTCGGCCAGGACACCAGCATGCACGGCGTGATCCCCGCGTTCTTCACCGTCGTGGCGTTCGCCAGCGTGGACACGCCGATCATCGCCCAGGCCTGCGCGCAGTATTGCTGGATCGCGCGGATGCCCCCGATGATCGCCACCGACTCCGGGTAGGCGGCCGTGTCCGCCGGAACGCAGTCCAGCAGCGCCACCGCCGTCCCGTTGATCGTGGTCAGCATGTCCGCGACCAGCGGCTGATAGTACCGCTGGGCCAGGTACCCGTACCAGCCGCCCTTGCGGTCCGTGCGCACCGGCGTGACCGGCGCGTACGCGATCGGGTCGTTCTCGTCGCCCGCGTAGTTGTACGTCCCCGCGATGGTGCTGGAGTTCAGCTCCCGGATATCCCGGCTGACGTAGATGTTGGAACGCCCGATCTCCATGCGGTGGTTGTCGTAGTCCGGCACCACCCCGACACCATCGGAGCTGGTGGCGCACCGGAAGTGGACAATGTCCACGCCCGTGCGCAGGCACCACTTGAGCTGGTAGGGCGAGCTGTACGGGCCCCGGAGCATCGCGTTGGTGTACGCGCCCACTGTGTTGGGCGCCGCCGGAAGCGACGCGATGGTCCGCAGGCACGTGGCCGGGGTGGGCGGCGTACCGCCGGTGGGCGCGTACAGGCCGCCCTCCGCGGTGAAGCTCAGCGCGTTCCCCGCCTGGCTGGACAGCTTCACCTGGAGCGTGCTGGTGCCGTCGTTGTAGACCAGCCCCGAGCCCAGGTTGTCCGCCAGGCACGCCACGATGGCCGCGCACCCGGTCTTGCCGTTCACGTTGAGCGTGACCCGGATCGGCGCCTGGACGGAGCCGTTGCCGGTCACGGAGATGGGCGCAACGCCCTGGATGACGCACGAGCACGAGCCGGAGCATCCGCACCTGGCCATGGCTAGCCCTCCTGGTTGCCGAAGTCGTAAGGGACAAGGTGGTCGCGGCCGTTGTCGTCGCAGACCACCTTCTGCCAGCCGTCGTCCGTCCAGAGCACCAGCTCCTCGGACAGGGCCTGCACAGACGTGAGCTGGCGGCCGATGGCCCGCTGCGAGGCGACCGCCGCACGCAACGGCCGCTGGGCCGCGCGCTGGCCGGGCAGAGTGCTCATGAGGTCAGCTCCTCTTCAATGTCCGCGAGCGGCGTGAGGGTGACGCCGATCTTCTCCTGGCCGTTCTGCCAGGACCCCTCCACGTCCGTCAGGACAAACCCCTGGAGCACCGGCTGGCAGAAGTTCTCCGCCACCACATCGAAGCGCTCACCCGGCACAAGCTGACGCACGATCACCGGCGCGGTGGGCGCCAGCGCGGCGCCGTCGGGAACGCTGATGGCGACGGGGATGGGGTACCGGCCGGACACCGCCTCCTGCGCCGCCTGCCGCAGGTCGGTGTCGGTCACGTCGTCATCGGTCAGCTCCACCAGCCGGTCCAGCCGCCCGTACGCCGTCTTGGTCCGGCCGTACCCCAGCGTCTTGCCGACGCTGATGTCTTCCTTCTGGCTGGTGGCGTAGCCGTACGTACCGGCCTGGGTGCCGTCCTTGATGACCTCCACGTCACCGATGAAGTCATCCATCGTCAGCCGCGCCTGGGCGCGGGTGTTCTCGTCCGCGTGGCCGCGCAACAGCACCTGCCGACCGATCGCCGTCCACGTCAGGCCGCGCTTGGCCCACTCCCGCAGAATGTCCCCCAGGAACGCCGTCCAGATGGCGTTGCCCTTGCTGCCGTCCTTGCGGATACGCACCCGCCGCATGTCGCGGCTGACGCGGTACGTCATGTAGTCCATGATCCCGGCGTAGTCCGCCTCGTTCAGCGGCGACGCCATCATGTTCAGGCGAATGTGGTTGTACGCGATGGCCGGGATGGGCCCGGCCGCCCGCCCGGCGGAGTCCGGCGTGGCCGTGGTGTACGTGACCCGCCAGGTGTTGACCAGGTGGTCGAACCAGGCCGTCACGTCCTGGGCCTGGATCACGATGGTGTCGCGTCGGCTGATCGTCTTGGTGATGGGGCCCTGCCACACCAGCTCGCCGTCGCGGTAGAGCGTCAGCTCGTGCACCCACGGCTCGGCCTGGCCCAGCGCCCGGCAGCACTCCGACGACACATCGCTCTTGAGGACGGTCACGCTGGCCTCGGACACGTCGTTGATGGTCCGGTTCCAGGTCACCTCGGTCAGCTCGTCCATCACGGCCGCCTCGTACGGCAGCGCCCCGCCCCGCCAGTGGAGCCGCGCCACGTACCCCTCCGCGCACCCCAGCGTGTTGTCCTGCTCGCCGACCGCCTCGCCGCCCTGATTGCAGCCGCCCTCGGGCACGTAGGTGACCGCGACGGACTGGTACTCCACGTCCTGGCCGGTGGTGCGGTGGACCGCCAGCCAGTACACGATCGGGATGCACCCCGGCGGCGCCTCGTCCATCCACGTGGATACAGCCGGGAGGGAGCCCTCACCCTGCCCCGCGAACAGGACCTGCCGCGTCCCGGAGATCGTCCGCCCGATCTGCCACGACTGGAGCGTCTCGGTGTCATCCACGCTGATCGTGAGCTGGACACCGGCCTCCGGCGCCGCCACCACCTCCGCCCGCACCGGCACCGTGACGTCCACCGTCGCCGTGATCCGGTACATGGCCACCCGCCGGGGCGCCTCGTCCACCGCGAACCCGAACACCAGCTCCGGCCCCGACGGCTTGGCCCACACCGCCAGCGACTCCGGCTCGCGGTACTCCAGCGACAGCGCATACGTGTTGTGCACCCGGTCAACCACGCCACCGGTACGCATGTCGATCACGGTCCACCAGGCGTTGCCGTCCCCGTCCGGCGGCGGCGGGTTGCCCGCGTCGTCGTAGGCGGAGCCGTGCTGCTGGTAGACGTAGTCCCCGAACGCGCACCACGACTGGAAGTCCGCATACGACGGCCGCGCGAACTGGTACAGCGGCGCGTAGAACTCCCGCCGCTTGAAGGCCGCCAGGTCGTAGACGGTGTACTGGGTGCCCGAGCCCTGGCTGTAGGCGATGGTCATGCGCCCGTTGACCAGGTCCAGCCCCGGCGTGATCGCCGTCGCCCCCACCACCGGCTCATACGCCTGATCCGCGGGGACGTCCTCCGGGTCGATGATCGCCCCGTTGACGAACTCGATCCGGCACAGCCGCCGCCCGTGCGCGTTCGTGCCGATCGGCTCGATGGCCGCGTCGAACGGCAGCCACACCCACGTCTTGCCGGTGGCCTCGTCGTACTCCACGCCGATGCCCGACCCGTGATCGAACCGGCGGCAGTACATCACCCCCGTCACCTGGCCGCTCAGGTTCACGCGGTTGACCGCCAGGTCACCCCGCGAATCCCGCGTCCCCGTGGGCGGCGGGCCGCTCTCGTCGGCCAGCGTCACCCCGTTCGCGATGACCTGCGTGATGTAGATGAGCTGCGTGGTCGGCTCGTAGAACGCCTGCTGGTGCACACGCGTCTGGTCCAGCGCGGGCGGGCTGGACCACAGGGCGGTCGCGCCGCCGCGCAGATCGAACAGGACGTCAGCCACGGCTCACCCCGCGTCCGCGCGGGGCACCAGCAGCACCCGCGCGGTGGCGTCGGCCGCCGTGGTGTCGGACCGGGACCAGACCTCGATGCACAGGCCGGTGGGGCAGGGGAAGGTGGGCCACGTGAACAGGCCTCCCTTGGGGCCGTAGATGGTGGGCGTACTGGTGGCCACGCCGATGGGGAACTGGGGGCACTCCACCACCGAACGCTGCACACGGCCGTCCACGCGGAGCGTGGAACCGGCCGGGAGGTAGCTGACGTTGATGTCCGCGCACGCGTTGCACGGGTCCTGGTAGCTGCCGCACGGGTTGTTCTGCGGGTTCGCCCAGAACCGCACCAGCAGCCGCCGCATGGCCGCCCCCCCGGTGCGTACCTCCAGCACCGGCACGCTCTCCAGCCACGACGACTCATCCAGCGGCGACACCTGGATACGCGACCGCCGGAACGTCCCCAGCCCCGCCGGGTAGCACGGGCTGGTGGGCGCGGGCGGCTTCGGCGGCATCACCGGCGGCGGACACAGCGGGTCCGACGCACACGGCTTCGGCTCCAGACACTGCTGGTACACCTGGTCCGGGTCCGTGTTCGACACGATCTCCCCCGACCCCAGCGACACCCAGTCCACGTTGCTGGACAGCGGGTCGTGATAGATCCACGGCTTGGCCGCCGCCAGCGTGAACGTGACCGTGGTCCACAGGAACTCCCCGCCGCCCACCCACTGCCGGTCCGTCACCCCCGGCCCCGACACCACTCCCACGTCGTACAGGTGGCGGATCTCGTGGCCCCCCAGCACCCGCCGGTCCCCGGCCGCCAGCGGCGTCGTGCCGGGACACGCGGAGAACACACACATCTCGTCCCCGTTGCAGGAGCGGCCCTCGCACTGCGAGCCCAGCAGCGCCGTGGACAGCCACTCCAGGGCGTAGCTCTCCTCCGCCTCCCCGGCGGTGATCAGCGCCACCGTCCAGGCGACCTCACGGTGGTTGCGCCGCACCGGGCCCAGCGCCGCCCCGTCACCGATCAGCGCGGTCGGGGTGCGGGTGACGGTGGAGGAGCTGAACCCGGACACGTCCAGGCCCATCACCCCGTACACGCCCCGGCTGGCCGGGACCGCCAGGTCGTACCAGGGGGCGGTGCCGTCGTCCAGCGCCCAGTACGGGTCGTCGCCCATGGCCTGGGCCACCGCATCGCACGGATCGCACTTCAACGGCAGCCCCGCCGCCCGCGCATAGGTCACCGCCCGCGCCGTGTTGACGATCTCGTTCCCGGCGAGCTGGAGGTATCCGTCCCACATGTGGCGCCCCCTAGATGCCCGACGCGCGAGCGACGTGGCCGTACAGATGCTGGGCCAGCACGAACGGGTCGGTTGCGTTGCTGGTGATGTTCCAGGTGTGGCTGGGCGCCGGGGCGGGCTGGCTGCCCAGGGCGCCGGACTTCTTCAACAGGTCCACCAGGCCCGACTGGTGAGCGAGCTGGACGGCACGCGCCGGGCGGGTCATGGGGACCACGACTTCCTTACCGGCCTCACCGATCAGCGCCTTGGTGGCCACGGTGACGATGCCGCCGTCCGCGAAGGGGAGGTACTTGCTGACCGAGCTGGGGATACCGGACTTGATCTTCGACATGATCTGGCCGCCGACGTCACCGATCGCGGCGACGATCTTCCCGCCGAGGCCGGAGAACAGGCCGACGATGCCGGAGATGAGCCCGGACACCGCGCCCCGCGCCCGCGACGCCGCCGAGCTGAACACCCCGGCGATCCGTGAGCCCAGCGAGACCAGGGCGTTGGCGATGCGGCCGGGCAGCGCCGCGAAGAACGACGTGACGACCGCGAAGCCGTTGCGGACAGCCGTGGCGGAGTAGCTGCCCGCCGACCGGAACACCGACGCCAACCGGCCCGGCAGCGACGCGACGAACCCGATGATCCGGCCGGGCAGCGCGGAGAAGAAGTTGGTGATGACGGTGAGCCCGGCGCGCACCGCCCCGGCCGCGGAGCTGACCGCCGACGTGAACAGGTTCAGCAGGCGGGAGCCCAGCGAGACCAGGGTGTTGAGGATGCGGCCGGGCAGCTCGGTGAAGGTGAAGACGATGACGGCGATGCCGGTGAGGATCGCGATGGCGACCGCCGCGATGGCCGACGTGAACAGGTTCAGCAGCATCCCCGGCAGCGCCGCCAGGAACGCCATGATCCGGCCGGGCAGGGCGGTGAAGAACCCGACCACGGCGTTGATCCCCGTGGATACGGCGCTGGTGACGGCCGCCCAGGCGGAGGTGAAGAACCCCACCAGCATCGACCCGAACGATGACAGCGCCCCCACCACCGCGCCCGGCAGGTTGGTGATGAACTCGATGGCGGTGGTGACGCCCTGGACCAGCCCGACCAGGACCGACACCACCTTGGAGATGATCGGGACGACGATGTTGATGGCCGCCCACGACACGAACGCGGCGGCCACCTGGAGCACCGGCGCGGCCAGCCGGATGAGCATGGACAGCAGCGGCGCCAGCGACACCAGCAGGTCCGCCAGCGGCGGCACCAGCGGCAGCAGCGACGCCACCAGCGCGGAGAACGCGTCCACCAGGGGCGGGAGCACCGGCAGCAGCGCCCCGATGAGCTGCCCCACCAGCGGCACCACGGCCTTGACGACGTCGGTGAGGGCGTCGCCCACTTCCATCAGCAGCGGCGCCAGCGCCGTAGCCGCCTGGCCGAGCGCGCCGCCCAGCGCGGCGGCCACCTCGCCCACCATCCCGATCAGCGGGGACAGCGCGGGCAGGAGCTGGACGATGATGCCGAGCAGCGGCGTGATCAGCGGCATGATCGCGGTCAGCGCGGCCCCGAGGATCTGCCCGAACGCGGCCCCCAACTGGACGATGACCGGCGCGAGTTGAGCGATGACCGGCCCGAGCTGGGTGACCACCTGGGCCAGGGCCCCGCCGAGCTGCGCCGCCACCGGCGCCAGCGCGGCGCCGAGCTGCTGGAAGGCTGCGGCCAGCACCGGCATGAGCGGCGTCAGGGTGGTGGCGATGGCATCGACCACCGGCCCCAGCGCGGTCATCAGCGTGGACAGCGCCGTGCCCAGCACCGTGGACAGGGCCTGCGCCACGGCGGTCACCAGCGGCAGCAGCGGCTGGATCGCCACCCGCACCGCGTTCAGGATCTGCGTCAGCGCCGCCACCGACCCGCCGCCACCGGCGTTCAGCGCCCCGAACAGGTCCCCGAACAGCCCCACCAGCGACCCGATGAACGCCCCGAGCTGCTTGAAGACGGCCAGCGCGCCCTGGACCCAGGACACCGCCTGGCCGCTGTCGGCAGCGCGGTTGAGGAACAGGCCCAGCTTGGAACCGGCATCGCTCAGGGCGCCGCCCAGCCGCTGGCCGAACGCCTCACTGACGGACCCGGCCATCTTGGTCAGCCCCGCCACCACCGGCCCGAACGCCTCACCCAGACGGCTCGTGGCCGCCCGCGTGCCGTTCAGGATCTGCGTGACCGCCGTGACGCCCTGGGCGGAGCGCAGGAAGTTGGCCGCGCCGCTGGCCGCCGTGCCGAAGTTGGACGCCACCCCGGTCAGACCGGTGCGCAGCGGCCCGCCCAGGGCCTTGGCGACGCCCGTGATCTGCCCGGCCAGCGGCTTGAAGAAGGCGTCCTGCACGGACTTCTTGAGGCCGTCCAGCGACGGCTTGAGCTTCTGGACCTCGCGGGCCGCCGCCTGCGCGGCCGGGCTCAGGTTCTTGATCGCCGCCTCGAACGCCTTCGCGTCGCCGGACATGGCAGCGGTGAAGGCGTCACCCACCCCGCTCAGCGCGATCTTGAGCGCGCTGGTGGCGACGATCATCCCGAAGATCGCGGCGGGCCCGGCGGCGATGATGCCGATGGCCGGGGCCAGCGACGCCACGAACGACGCCACCGCCGCCCCGGCGGAGAAGAAGCTGGCCGACAGCGCTCCCACCCGCAGCAGCCCGCCGATGGCCCGCCCCGCGCTACCGGCCATCCCGGTCAGGCGGCCCAGCGACCGCTGGAACCGGTTGGAGTCGGGGTCGATATCCACCCGCAGGTCCGGCAGGTTGTGGCGCCGGATCGCCTCGTTGAGCCGGTCCAGGTCCGGCTCCACGCGGATACGCACCGGGTCCAGGCCGCGCATCTGGCGCTCCAGGTCCCGCCGGAACCGGGCGGCGTCCGCCTTCACGCGGACGGTGATCTCGCCCAGGGCGCGCAGGTCCCGGTTGAGCTGGCGCTGGAAGCGGGAGACGTCACCGTTGACGCGGACGTTGACCGCCATGGACCGCACGTCGCGCTGGAGCCGGGCCATGAACCCGGCGGTGTTCGGGTCCACCTGCACGTCCACGCGGGTGGAGCGCAGCGCCCGGCGCAGCGTCGCCTCGAACCGGCCCATGTCCGGGTCCACGCGGACCTGCGCGGTCATGCCGCGCAGCGCCGCCGTGACCGCCGCCCGGAACGCGGCCACGTCCGGGTCGAGGCGGACCTGCGCGGCGACCGCGCGGGCGGCTGCCTGGATGGCCGCCTGGAAGCGGGCCGCGTCCGGCCCGACCTGGACCTCCACCCGCAGCGAGCGCAGGGAGCGCCGCAGCAGCGCCTCGAACCGGCTCGTGTCGGGCTCCACCCGCACCGGCGCGGACGTCCCCGCCAGCGCCGTGGTGACGGCCGCCCGGAAGGCGGCCACGTCGGGGCTGAGGCGGACGTCGGGGTTGGCGGCGCGGGCGGCTGCCTGGATGGCCGCCTGGAAGCGGGCCGCGTCGGGCGTGGCCGTCACGTCCACCGTGGTTCCGCGGAGCTGGGCGCGGAGCTGGGCCGCGAAGCGGGTGGTGTCCGGGCGGGCGGGAACGTCCACCCCGCCCAGCCCGGCGAGCTGGCGGCTGAGGTCGGCGCGGAAGCGGTCACTGTTGGGGTCCACGCGGACGGTGGCGGCCAGGCCGCGCAGCTCACGCTGGAGCCGGGTCCGGAACCGGCTGGTGTCCGGGTCCACCTCCACGCTGGCCTTGAGGTTGCGGAGGTTGGCGCGCAGGTCCCGGCTGATCTGCCGGGCCGCGTTGCGGCCGGTGTTGCGTACGGCCCGCTTGAGGGCGTCGTCCAGGGCCTGGCCCGCGTCGCGCCCGGCCTCGCGGAACTCGCGGCGCAGCTCGGAGTTGAAGGTGCCGACGTCGGCCGTGATGACGACCGAAGCGCGCCCGACCTCACCCGCCACTGCTGCCTCCGGACATGACGAACCTCTCGGCTCGCCCGGCCCATCAACCAGCAGCGATCACTGAATGCGACACCAGGCTACCGTCCGTAGCACGATCCGGCCGGGCGGCCGGGCGGCCGGGCGCCCGGCCGGGCAGATTGCGTGATTGCCTGCGCACTGTCAGTAGGCATCCCTACACTCGCCCACATGGACCAAGCCACCCTGCTCACGCCGGACCAGATCGAGACGGCAGTCGCCGACCTGCGCGTGGGCCGCACCGCCACCGAAGCCGCCGACGCCGCAGGCGTGACACCCGACATGCTCTATGCCGCCGCCCGCCACAACGACGACCTCCTCCTGGCCCTGGCCGGGCAGGACCCCTACGCCCAGGGCGCCGAACAAGCCCTCCAGCAGGCCGACTACGTCCGGCTCATGGCGCTGGGCTTCAAGCCGACCGAAGCCGCCCGCGTCCTGTTCCACGGGGATGAGCGGGTCAAGAGCTGGCGCGCCCGGAACCCGACCTTCGCGCGGATCGCGGACACCGTGCGGGAGCTGTGCCCGCCCACGCTGACCCAGCGCCGCGAGCACCGCTTCACCAGCGACCGCATCCGCGTGTTCCTGGACGGCATCACCCAGGGCCTCACCACACCCAAGGCCGCCGAACGGGCGGGCGTCACAGCGGCCGTCATCTACCAGCGGCGCCGCCGCGACCGCGCCTTCCGCGAGGCGATGGAAGCCGCCCGCGCCAGGGCCGTGGAACTCAACACGTTCCCGCCGCCGCCCGTCAGCGCCGAGCAGTGGGAGACCTTCCGCCAGCACCTGGCCAACGGCAAGACGCTGCGCCGCGCCGCGCTGGACTCCGGCATCAAGCCCCAGCGCGTGTACGACCGCCGCTCGTCCGACCACGCCTTCCGCATGGAGACCAACGCCTGGCGCCACCCGGCCGCCTGATCAGCCGCCGCCGCCCAGCTCCGCGAACGCCTGCTTCCAGTCGGAGGCCTGCGCCTGCCGGTCGAACCCCGGCACCACCGCCCGCCGCCCGCGCCCCAGCCCCGACCGGACCGGCGCGTTGAGCTGGGCCTCCAGCTTGCGGAGATCCTTCTCCTCCTGGCACCCCGAGCGCAGCCACGCGTACACCGCCGAACACACCCGGTGGGCGGGGGCGCCCTCCGGGTCGAACCCGACGCTGACCGTCCACGCGGAGAACACCGCCCAGTGCTCGCGGGCGGTCACGGCCAGGCGGGCGGCCACGTGCCAGTCGTAGCCGTACACCGGCTTCGCCAGGCCGTACGCCAGCCGCGCGCAGGTCCGCAGCCCCAGCGGCCCGTACGGGTCGCCCAGCAGGGCGTAGAAGCGCTCCGCTGAGTCCTCGCCCAGGCAGCCCGGCACCAGCGCGTACCAGTTGCCGTCGGCCACCCACCCGCACACCTCCAGCCCGTCCGCGGGGACCGCCAGCGCGTACGGCTCGCCGTCCAGGGTGAAGGTCAGCGGCCCCGGCGCGGCCGGGCCCAGGCGGGTCACCGCGCGCGGGCCGCCGTCTTGCGGGCGGCGGGCTTGCGGCTGGTGGTCTTCTTCGCGGCGGGCTTGCTGGTGGCCTGGCGGTCCTGGGGCTTGCGCGGGCCGGTCTTCTTCACGGGGTTCTCCAGGCCCAGCTCCTCGTACGCCTTGTCCATGTACGGGCCGTACGCCTCGTACACGCGGCGCACGGTGTCGATGAGGAAGGCGACGGAGAGCCCGCGCTCGGCCGGGTCGATGACGCGCTCCAGGATCAGCTCCACGTCGTCCGGCTCGAACACGGCCGACGCCATCTGGCGGACCACGTCCTCGTAGGCGGCGGGGGTTTTCAGCTCCTCGGCCTTGGCCTCGATCCGCCCGATGAGCATGGGGAGGGAGTCCTTGGGGCAGCGGACCTCGTACTCGTTACCGCCCATCTTGACCACGCCCTTGGGCATGGCGGCGGGGGTGTAGGCGTCGTCTGCGTCGATGTAGAAGTCAAGGGCGGGGGCCTCGGCCACGGTGCATCTCCCACGGTGAGTAGCGGTGGATGGATACAGCGTAGCCACCGGCCGCCCGCCCGGCCGGGCGGCCGGGCGCGTTGAACTCGGCCCGGCACGTACCCCCACCTCGATCCACGCGGATAGACGAGACACCGGGTTTGCGCAACCTGAGTCGTCGTGCTAATCTCGTGTCACACGACAACGAGGGAAGGGGCACACGATGAACACCAACACCATCACCGGCCAGGGAGTCAACGGCCAGCAGGTCACCAAGGAACTCCCCGCCCAGGGCGAGATCATCGTGATGACCACCGGCACCCCCCGCACCGGCATCCGCCACCAGGCCGCCAAGGTCACCGGCTACACCACCCGCGCCATCACCGGCACCGAGTTCTGCTACTACGTGATCGTCGCCGTCACCGCCACCGGCGAGGAGCTGGCCGACACCCGCTACCGCCCCGCCACCGCCGACGAGGCCGCCGCCTTCACCCCGGCCGCCGACGCCCCGGCCGAGATCGTCCCCGCCGAGACCACCGCCCGCCTGGCCCACATCGCCGCCTGCCGCGTGTGCCTCGTGTCCGGCGAGTCCGGCCGCGTCTGCCCCGAGGGCATCCAGCTCGCCGACGCCGAGCGCCGCGCCCGCCGCGACCTGACCCGCGCCCCCATCATCACCGTCAACCGCTGGGGCACCCGCCGCGCCCACTGGGACGCCGC